CCCATTGGAGATTCCGCTGAGGAGTCTCAGATTGAGTCTGGTAGCAAAGGCCGTGAAGCCTTTGCTACAGTCAAACAGCGTTTCTCTGTGGACGAGAACGCCATCAAGGGTATGTCCAGACAGTTCGCTGACCTCGCCAAGTCACTGGAGTCTGTCAACAAGCAGTTAGACTCCATCATATCCAAGGGCAAGACCGGAATGGATGCCTTGGGAGGCATTGCCGGGGCGTCTGGTAGTGGCGCTGGTGGGTCCCCTCTAGTTTCGCAGCAGAATAGGAGCCCGGGCGGAGTTACCGGAGCCACTGGCGCTGCAATGTCCAGTGGTATCTGGGACAAGATGAAGGTAATATTTAAGTCCCCTTCGGACACTTCTATTGCCGAGACTAGGCAACAATACCGGGACCTAGGTGGTGCCATTCGGGATGCGACCCCGGGGGGCAGTGTCGGCGGGGGCATGAGGTCCTTTGGTAAGTGGATGGTTACGGGTGGTAGGGCTGCTCCCGGCGCTCAAATAGCAATGGCAGGGATGGAATGGACTAGGAACCGCTATCAGGGTGCTTCTGACTACATGCTCACCTCTGACCGCACCGGAATGCTGCTGCGTCAGATGTACGGGGGGACTCAACTCCAGTACCAGCGTCGTTATCGTGAGCCCATGACTAACGCTTTGATTGGTAATGAGGGCATAGAACAAATACTCAACTTACAGTTGACCACAGGTCTGGGACGTACCCGAGAGCAGCAGCAGCGTATGGTTAGTGGTATTGAGGGTATCCGTGTCGCTTCAGGCTTTGGCTACGACACCGGTCAGGCCACGCAGATGATTAGTGCGTTGGCCCAGCCGGGGTCATCCAACATGATGACCATGATGCTGGGCATGGGTCTTTACGGCCCGGGCGGTCAGCAGAGAGATCCTATGGACGTAATCCGAAACACCGTCCGACGTATGGGCCTGACCAGCGAGGATATGATACAAGGGGCGTTCCAGCCCGGGTCGATGACCCGTGCTAACTTGCGACGTACCGGCCTACCGGAAGACATGCAGAACTTGGTGCTCCAGTATGCACAGGAGAACGTCGAGTTCCAGAAGGCAGGTGGGGAGGGTATGTATGACCCCTCCAACCGAGAGCACCGTCAGCGCATGGGTGTCGAGGAGGGGTACGCCACAGAGTTTGAACGTACCCGTAGGGAAGAGACACGCCGCCAAGAGGACTTCTATCGTCGCCAGATAGACAACTTTGAGAACTTGGAAGAGAACACGCAGGCGATGATTAGGTTGACAGCGGCTATAGAGGACAAGTTAAGTGGTGCCATCGGGCTCCAGATGAACATAGCCCAGCACCCGCTTACTAGGATGGGGTTGCCAGCAGTCATGGGACTCGGCGCTCTGGCACTCTCTGGCCCGCTGGGGTGGTCTGCTGGTGCGGCTTTGATGGGTGGGGTAGCGGGTGGTATGTCACTCTCCAATGCCATAGGTGATGAGGATGACCCCTCCTCCTCTAGGGTCACTCCCACCAAGTTTACAGACAAGGGATTAAAGCCTGCTTTGGTAGGGGATGGAACAGGGATTGGTATTCAGGCAATGTCCAACGCTGCGGCGGCGGCGGGCCACAAGTTGACTCTGACCAGTGGCACCCGAACCAACTCTGAACAACTAAGACTGTTCACTGACAGGCATGACCTAGTCACCCCCGGTAGGGACACTAGCGGTGTAAACGGTCGGCGCAGGAGTGACGGTCTTAGGTACTACGACGGTAACGGTGGAGGCGAGGCGGGTTGGTACTCCCTTAACAGTACGGGAGAGGCGAAGGGGCTAGCGATGCCACCCGGTGCGTCAAACCATCAGACCGGGGATGCCGCAGACCTAGGACCATCAAGTGCCCATCCTTGGATAGCGGCTAACGCTGCTAGGTTCGGCTTAAAGAACCCAACTAACGCACAGGGTGCCAAAGAGCCGTGGCATGTGTCACTGTCAGGGTCCGGGGCACAACAGATCATACCGGCAGAGGCTGTGACTGCTGCTGACAGCGTGGCTAGTACATTGGGCGTCACTGGTACGTCATCCTCCTACGCTTCCTCTGGGATAGCACCGGTTGTACTTCCGCAGGGGGTTAGTAAGACTTCGTCAGCAGTTCCTACTGTTCAGCAGCAAGTCCCCGTGTCTACTGGGGTGGCTACCTCTGGAGGTAACACTATTACCATAGCACCATCAATCACCTTGGCTGGCACTGGTTCTGATGCTGTCGACGCCCAGAACCTCGCTAATAAAGTAATAAGCATTATAGAGACATCTGATGCTGTACAAGCACTAAGGACTTCGTAATGGCTATTGTCAATAAAGAGGCTACCTTTGAGAACCCGCAGTTCAGGATATTCCCCAGCCAGTCTCCCACAGACAATATAGTACAACGTGGGTACATGAGGTTGTTGTCGGAGAACCTGATGATCGGGGACGCAGACTTTAGGACAGCAGAAGAGCGACTAGGAACGGTAAAGGCAGCGTTGGAACACGAGAAACTGGGCACAAAACTGAACTTTCAGTTCAACCCCAACGCTCTTACGAGATCGGTGACTGCTCGTACCGACACCCAACTGTGGATTAACCAGTCCCCCAGTCAGTTGCTCCAGCCCGGGATTGGTGACATGAACTTCGGTTGGTCCATGCTGTTCAATCGAGAGGCCGAGGTGTCGGCTAATGAAGTTGCTACGGAACGTAGGACTGCGTCAGGGATGGAGGTAAATCGCCCCACGTTGGATCAGTACATGAAAATGGGGGACGTTAGGCCAACCTCCCCCGGGGGTAGGCAGGGAATATCAGGGTGGGAGCGTATCTTCCATGGTGGCACAGAAGAGGCTGCCAAGGTGCTGGGGGTTCTCGCAGATATTTCAATCCTTGACAGGATTACTGGACAGTCAATCACAAGGGAGTCGTACGAATACGCTAAGAAAAGGTTTGAAACTCTGAAAGCACAGGGATTGGCCTACGACGAGGAAGAAACCGCAGAGTCAGAGGCGATGTCTTTAGAGGAAGCCGCTGACCTACTAGTCTCTACGTCCCCGAACCTAGTAAAATCAGGGGCCACGGGTCAGTCTACTCTCATGGACGCTAACGTCTACAACTCTGCGTTCTTGGTGCCCAACCCCGTAAGGGCAGTGTTCTCTGAGCACTTCATGGTAGACGGGTACGTTAACAATGTAACCGTTACCTTTCAGAAGTTCTCGCCTGAGATGATTCCCACAGTAGCCACTGTTGACATCAACATGCACGCTATCTATCAAGGGTTTACCCGGCAGAAGTCAGCGTTCACCACGTTCATCAGACTCCAGCATCTGCTGGATACTGATGACAACACATCAGATGGGGACAAAGAGCCGTATACAGGTGACGACGACTTCGTTCAGGGTCTAGTCTCCCAAGGGGGAACAGGGTATGACGGAGAACCCTCACAGGCTTTGTTTACTGGGTTTGACCACAGTGCAGCCAACACTGGTAACGCCCATGGTTTAAAAGTTAATGAGTTTAACATGACAAGTACTACTCCAGACACGGGGTATCGACAGCGGCAAGAGATTGAGATGAAGGCGGGTATTTCGTTCGCTCCGTTCTGTTACCTGCTTGACACCCCCTTAGGTACCGTTATCTCTGAACACCTCTCAAAGGTGGACCACTCAGGGGGAACTTCTGGGGAGATGAAGGGAGAGATTACTCCCAATAGTCCCTTCGTCGCAGATCACTTCGATGCCCACGTATGGACTGGCCTACAGGTTAGGGCCCGCTTAAAGACTACTGGCACTGACGCAGAGGCAAAGGCTGCCATGGCCGTGTTGTTGGACGGCGAGGATAGTATTAGTGGCTATGGGGAGGACGGAGAGGTATTCTTTACTGAGTGGTCTAAAGGTATGAGGAGTGACCTACTAGCCGTTGGTTACGACAATATGGCGAAGTCAGAGACTGAGAGGGCCGATATACGTGGGAGGTTTGGCGACCCAACGAACGAGAGTGGTCAGTTCGATAGTGCAGGACCATACTACACTCGGTCCTTTCCAATCCTAGCCAGTAGCCGCGACGGAAACCCGGAGTATGGTGACCAGTTATACATGAAGGAGTTCCATGCACAGGTAGGCCACATTGACTGGCAATCTGACCATACCGGTTCTGGGACGGAAAGGAAACTATATGGGCATCCCTTTGCTTTCATTCATGGGGACGGTGATGTGCTCAGATGGGGACAGGGTGACGATGAGGACCTCATAACTTTCCACATCGCAAAGGGCTTCTGGTCATCGGGAGGGTTCCCGTGGGGTAGTGTTCACAACGATAAGCCCTTCATTCCAAAACTCAGGATTTATCAGAATGGTAGTACCACCGTGTACAAAGAGTTCGAGATAGAATATCAAATAAACTTACTGTACCGGGTTAAAGTTACGCAAACGGTGGAGAAAGGTACGATTTCTGATACTGATTGGTTAGTTGTACACCCCCGTCTGAAAGCAATCAACTACGTGTCAAAGGGTAAGGACCGGAAGAGGCGTCGCTCAAACGAGGCTCAGGAGCCCTTGAACTGGACAGGCACCACGACGGATCGCATAAATGATCCTCCCGTGGGTACGAACGATGATGCTCCCACAGACATCTGGATCAACTCGGTTGGTGCTGGAATAGCGTTCAAAGACTTGAACTTACACTTTGACGGAAGCACAAAGGACTCTGATGGAAGTGTTTATCTGTGGGGAAAGAACAACCTGTACCAGTCTGACCGTGGGGTGCATATCGGAGGAGCATTCTTCAAGGAGGGCCACGTTAACGGTGGTCTGTTTAAGAAACTGGAGACTGAGGGATAATGGCGCTATCACCTGCATCTAGATACAAGCAAATGTCAGACATCAACGGAAGGGCGGTGACTAAGCGTAAGTCCCGTATTTCCCAGAGGTACTCCTCCACGGTGACTGTTCAGGGACAAACCTTTCAAGAGATCGCTGCCCACTGGCTGGGTGACCCCAAACTGTACTGGATGGTGGCCGACTTAAACCCGCATGTCCCTTACCCTGACGAGATCCCGATGGGCACCCGTATACGCATACCATCGGGGTAGGGCATGTCAAGTAGCGATACCGTACGGATTAATACTGAGAAGCAGCCAGAAGCACCATCCCACCGTATCGGCGTAGTCATAGATGGTGCTGACGTTGATTACTCCTCGATTGAGAGGGTCGATATAAGCCTTCAGGAGAACTCACATGACTACGCTCGTGTGGTTATCTCCGGCATTTCACCTTTGTCCATTACGGACTACTCCAACCGGCCCATTCAGGTCACCGTTGATGCTGCCCCTTCGGAGGGCTTTACCTTCTGTGGGTACGTTACACGAATCGACCCGTCTCACAAGGTTACTAGCGGTAAGGCCAATCGTAGTCTCTTTCAGGAGGCCCACCTACATTGTCTAGGGGCCAGCGCTGTCATGCGCGGTAAGCGTAACAAAGTCTGGAGCAACTTTAGGGTGGTTGACATGGTGTCGGAAATGGCTAGGACTCACAACTTCTCTTACGCCTGTCCTGATAACACCCCTGTGGTTACAAGGAAGGGGCAGAGCGGTGAGTCAGACTGGGAGATTTTAAGGAACGTCTGTATGTCGTCTGGGCTGGCCGTGAACGTGCATGGTACTGAAATCCATGTGTGGAGTCCCTACAACTACATCAGGTATGGAGCGCCCTACGATGACTTAGGTTCCGTCGAGGACGACTTTGGGGTCGCATCAGGGGCCCGTGGTCGCATCTTAGAGTTTACGGGGGAGTTAGGGGCGGCAAAGGGTTACTACGGCAGCGCTGACAGTCAAAGTTTAGAGTTCATTGATACATCTGGGCGTCTGCTATCAGCAGAATCCTCTCAGTTGTTGGGTAGGACGGGGTATGGGTCTACAGCCTTGTCTGGACTAACAGACAGCCTACCGGGCAACGCTACTTCATTTTCCGCCGCTTTGCGTATGTTGGAAGCCAACAGGGCTTACTCTTACGCTTACTCTGCTACGGCCAAAACCACAGGCGTGGTTGGTCCTATTCCCGGCAGTGCTGTCGGGGTGAACGGCTTTAAGACGGAGATTGATGGCAACTGGCTTGTTAGAGGTTTAGACATGCACTTCAACAGGGGTCACTTTGTTAGTACGTTTAAACTGACACGGGATACCAAGGGGACGGAGTACACAGGGCTTGAGGTTCTTAACTCTTATGATCCTGCTCCTGCGTCTACGCTGAAGTCTAGTGTGTGGTACACCGTTCGCAGGAGGGGTCACAAGTATGCCTCAGTATGATGATCGCATACACCGGGCCTCAGTAGTCACGTCAGATTCCACTACGGGCAGGATAACGGTTAGGGTTCCCGGTAAGTTCGGGAACAACGAAGCCATAGACGTTTCCTTCACCGGTAGGGAGGAGCACGATGCCAACAACAAGTGGCTGGTGCCTGCTGCTGGGGACAGCATCATCGTGTGTCAGGAGGACGAGGACTGTACCGATGGAGTCTTCTGGCTCAACACCAAGGTCCCACCTGACCCTCCCTACACCTTCGTGGACACCCCCGATGTTGACGGGGACAAGACCACACACTTTGGAACCATGCTACAGGTTGAGACCGGAACCACAGGGCAGGTTCGTGTTAACACAAGTACTAACGTGGGGGGTGCTGCTTTAGTAGTACAGCCGTGGGGGTTAGGCGGCACTGGCTTGTACGTGAACCACAGTAACAACGAAACAACAAATCGTGCTTCTATCATGTTGGGTGATGCTACGGAAATGGGTACTGGCGGTACGTCCTCTATCGTAGGAGATTGGTACACTTACGACAACACCGCCAGCAAGTACACCCTGTACCACTCCGGTCATTCCAACACCACCACTGGTGGCCTCACGATCAGGTCCACCGGCCTGTCTGAGCGGTATCTAAATCTTCAACCAGCCTATGTCTCTGGTACGGCAGAGTATTCTGCAATCTTCGGTGACAACGCCAACGGTTACATGCTGATAAACAGGTCTATTTATACTTACAGCCATCTTCCCTATCAAGACAACCAGTACGACCTTGGCTATACAGGCACCATTAGATGGCAGGACATACATCTGGTAAACAGTCCTTCTGTTACGTCTGACCAGAATGAAAAGACAGACATTGCCGACTCTGACTTAGGGCTGGGTTTCATCAACGCCCTTCGACCAGTGTCCTTCAAGTGGATTGACCGTGGCGGTGGGGAGGCAGGAGTTAGAACACACTACGGACTGTTAGGACAAGAGGTGGAGGCTGTGCTGGGTGCTGCTGCATCCGACACTGCCCTGTGGATGACCACTCACGTTGACGCAAAGGACGCTGTACCAGCAGACGAATACCTGCCCGGACAGCCTGCCGTTGAGGAACATGACATACAGGGACTGCGGTACACGGAACTAATATCGCCTATGATTAAGGCAATACAGGAACTAACCACACGGCTAACAGCACTGGAGTCAGCATGATACCGACCACCAAGAGTAACGTAGACCTCTCTCTCCTACACCCGCGCTTTAAGAAGCGTCTGGAGGCGTTCTTCGATGACCCCCGCATCCGTGGGCGTGTCTCCGTCTCCTCAGGCTGCCGGTCCTACGCCCAACAGATGTACTTCTATAATAAGTATCTAGAAGGGCGAGGAAACTTGGCTGCCAACCCCGACCGGCGCTTCGGTACCAAGGGGCTGGATGGTCAGGGCATCTGGCGCGGAAGTTGGCACATGGAACAAAATGACGGATTTTGCTACGCGGTTGACTTCCATCGTATTAACAATGACCTACACACATGGGAGATCAACGCCATAGCCAAGGAGTACGGGATGCACCCCACCGTTGACGGAGAGTGGTGGCACCACCAGCCTCGTGCTTCAACGGACTGGTTCGATGCACCGGCTCTGGAAGCACGGTCTGTGGTAGAGGACACCAAGGAGCCCGTGGTTCACTGGGCGTCCATCGTCCTGTTCGTGCAGAGGTTGTACGCTATTGTTAGTGCTAATCATCTCCGAAGGGGCAGCCGGAACGAGGCAGTGCGTGTGCTCCAGAGGAAACTGGGGGAGATCGGCTTCGATGCCGGGACACCCGACGGGATCTTTGGTAAAATGACTACAAGGGCAGTTAAACAGTACCAACGGGCGAACAATCTCAAAGCAGACGGAATCGTCGGCCCATCCACATGGGTCAAACTAGTAGTAAAGGGTTAAGTTGCGTACCATCACTGTACCGTTTTCATTCTCTAACGGAGCCGTAGGGACTACTGACGACCCTCACCTTATTGCCCGTCAGGAAATCATCAATGTGCTGCTTACTGACCAATACGAACGTGTGATGCTCCCCGGGTACGGAGCGTCGTCTAGTAGACTGCTGTTTGGTACGCAAGATCCTCTGGTGATGACTGACTTTGAGGAGGAGGCCCTGTCTATGCTTAATACCAACTTATCTAACTGTCAGGTCATGTCACTTACCCTCACTCACACCAGCCCCGATGGCTCGTCGTTCGGCCCTGAGGACCCCGAAGTAGCGATGTACCTGAACGCACGCTATAAACTTAATGGGGACATTACTACATCAACAGTTTCCGTTGCCCTAGCAGATCCGAACGCTATCAACGTGTTCACTCCGTTCTAAGGATGTTAAATGCCAACCGACTATACTAGTAGAGACTACAACTCCGTTAAGAGCGTCCTAACACAGCGGGCCCGTGCTCAGATACCCGAGTGGACCCGTGGTGGTTCCTCAGACTTCGCCATGATGCTGGTAGACCTGTGGGCGTACGTTGCGGACATCCAGAACTACTACCTAGACCGGGCGTACACGGAGTCATTCTTGTCGACCGCAACCCAGTCGTCCTCAGTTCACTCCCTAGCCAAACTGCTGGGGTATGTACCCAATCCTCGTGTTTCTGCGACAGCCACGGTGTACGTGTACAACTCATCATCCACAGACATCACTGTACCTGAAGGAACTATGTTTGTAGTGCCCGGTACGGCTACGTCTGACCCAATTTATTTCACTGCTCTGTCTGACACTGGTGTGGCTAACACCACAACCAACTCTTCCCCAGCGAGTGTTTCTGTGGAAGAGGGTAGGTACGTCACAGAAACACTAACCACGAACTATGCGGGTGGCGCAGGGGGAGTGTTCGTACTATCTGAGAAGAAGGTAGTGCCCTCCTCACTGACTCTCACGGTAGGAACTACCACGTTTACCCACACCACAAGGATGTCTGATGTAGCAGCAGACTCTCCCTCATTCACGACGGTGACAGAAAGTTCGGATAACACATCTGTCGTGTTGGGTAATGGGATCAATGGTGTGGTGCCCACACAAGGGTCCACAATCGTTGCAAAGTATCGAGTGGGTGTGGGATCTAAAGGAAACGTAGCAGCCAATGCTATTACTGCTTTGGACTCAGAGATCGCCAACATTGTGTTCCCTGAGGTAACTAAGTCCACTGTTGGAACGGGGGGACAAGACCCAGAGTCCCTGTCTTCTATCAAGGCAAACGCACCTACGCTTAGGCGTACACAGGACAGGGCGGTAACCCTAGAGGACTACAAGTCTCTCGTAAAGGCGTTCCCCGGTGTGTCTAAGGCTCACGCTTTAACAAGTACTTCTTCAGGCGTGGTGACAGTCCATTACAGCGGTCTTCCCAACCTTGCTAACTTTGAGACGAGGGATAGTAGCGCTGCTCTTAGTTTAACAACCGACTTTGGGACAGCAGGCACGGAAATACATACGTATATGAACAACTACTTAGCCGAGAGGTCTATGCTTGGGGTCAACGTCTCACAGATCAACACTGCCATTAACCTCGTTGATGTCTACATAGGGTTTAGTAGGATAGAGGTGTCCCCGGGGTTCATACAGTCAGAAGTTACTGCGAACATTACCACTGCTATACGTGCTTTGTTTACATGGGATGCAGTGAAGTTCAACCAGACCATTAGGGCCAGCGAGATCACGGCTGTTGCTCTTAGTGTGATTGGAGTTGCGGCTGGCGGTGTGACTATCAGCAACGTGAGTGCTAGCGCTGTGGGTACCAGCACTGCCGACTACGCCATCACTGCGACAACGTCATCCAACATCTACTTGCCGGTGCTACGCACCATCGCATACGCTGGGGTTACGGGTGGCATTTCGTAATGGCTGACTCTCTTAGGCTGAGAGATACCACCGTTGAAGGTGGTATGCGTGCCCCCACTGTTAACGCTCCCCTGCGGGCTGACGCATACGTTCAACCACTAACCATTCAGGCAACCAATAGTCTGATGGCTAACATCGTTAACTACGACGACGACTTGGGTGAGGCACAGGCAGTCATTTACTGGAACACGAGTGAGCCAATAGTCTCTGGTACTCCCGGCTCTGGAGTGAGCCTGTCTGAGGTCAGGATCAACTATTCAAGGGTGGGGTACCCAGAGTTCTGGAACGACGGCGAACGTCTCGGACAGTTCGGCCCAGCCGAAGCAGGAATGTCTCCGCTCCTGCATGGCATCACTAAAGTAGATGGTGTAGAGACCATCATCGGAGGTGGTCTTAGTCCCACTGATAATCTAAGTAACTGGGTGTACTACAGCATGTTCTTCAAGAACACCGATTCCGGTGGGAACGTGTACGTAACCAGAGTAAGCACCGATTCTGCTCTAGTGCCTACGAATCACAAGATGGCAGAGTCAATGTTTAACCGCATACCTAAGTACTACCGCTTAATAGATGATCTCCAAGGCTCTAGCCACTTGCGTAAGTTTATTACAGTGTTTGGCTGGGAGGCTGACTACTTCAGGTCGTTGATAGATGAGATGATGGTACTAAAGGACCCGCATAGGGTACATTACAAGGGACTTGACCGTCTAGCAGCCTTGGCAGGACTGTCGTTCACTGCCTCGGAGTTGCGTCCTACACAACTACGAGAACTGATATACGATTCGGATAGGTACTTCGACCAGAAGGGGAGGTCTAGTGCTCTAATAGACCTGTTGTCGGTAATCACCGACTCAGAGGTTAGTTGTAGGGGGTTCACCACCACTGGGTCTTCTACTACTGCTGCCTACCAGCGGGCCAAGTTCACGTTGTCAGCGGGTAGGTTGAACCTCATCACCAACCCACGCTTCGTTGGGACACCGTCAACCAGTGGGACATGGAACTACCTGAAGGACGAAACGTCTGGGACTATCACCGTGGACCACAGCGCTGCGACGGGGGTGACCCTGAGCACCAATGGTTCCGGTGCTGGTACTGTTTAT